TCACTAAAGCCTCGTAAACAAACGCTGTATTTCTTTTTTTGTTATGCTTAGTCTTCATTGTTCTTTCCCAGATCGCTTATAAGATTTAGAATATCGTTACTTGTTTCCCGGATTAACTTTTCTTCTGACCGCATAGACTCGCCAACGATGCCCCTGGAAAGGGGTTTCATTTCACCAGACCACCCTTTAAATAGGTTTCTATCTGAGCTAGAGCCTACACTTTCTCCGGCACTAGCTAAATAACTCCTAAGTCTTGCGCCGCCTCGGCGTCCATCGAGCTTCACTGTTTCGTACCCATTATCGTTTCTTTGTCCTGGTTCTGCCAGTAGGGGTCCCTCTTCCTCCGGGGACTCTTCGGTGCTATCGTCGCCAAGGTCGTCGCTTCCGAGGTCGTCGCCACCAAGATCTTCATCTCCGAGATCCCCGCCCTCGCCACCGCCGGCCATGGCAGTTGCAGCTTCACCGGCTGCGGTTCCCATCGATTCAATAGCTGCGGCGTGCTTTGAATCCGTATATTGCTCAAATTGCATTCTTTCTATCTCGTCGTCATCAAGCTTAAAGATATTCTTATAAACCCACCTCTTCGAGAAATACCCATCAGTTGCGACGCCAGCAATCTCAAACCTAGAACGAAGATGCTCAAGCTCTTGCAGTTCGGCAATCTTAGATGGGTTATTAAGAGTTAGCTTAAAGTTGGTTAAGTCTGCATTACGATACCCGAGAGTATACAAATGAATAATGCACATTTTTTCAATCTCTGAGATAACCACTCTCTGAAGTCTCTGGATGGTCCTCGCAAAGCGAATATCCTTCTGGGCCAGAGTGGTTTTGTCTTCCATCGAATCTGATTGTGCTAAATAAGCTTTTGGTACTTTTAGCGCAGAAAATAATTTATCCCGAAGATACTGTACGTCTTCAATATCACCGGTAAAAGATCCGCCCGCCAAGGTCTCAATCCTTGAAGAATTGCCGGCTCTGACTGGGATGTAATAATCTTCGTCAATGCTCATAGCATTATAACGCAGATCGACTCTTCCGGTGTCCTGGTCAACAATCTGATTGCGTTTCATCTGAGTCTTGACCTGTTCGATATATTGCTCAACATCTTCAGCAGGAATATTTCCGACATCAATATAAAACACTCGGCGTTCCGGAGAGCGGACAATACGGTAGGCCATCATAGCATCTTCTAACAAGGTAAGCTGACGCCAGATGCGCCTTGATGGCTCTAAGACTGAGGTCCCGTAAGGAACATATTTATCATTTCCTAGGACTCTAAAATGTGCAAGCTGCCAATTCTCAAATGTAACTCCTGGCTGTGCATCACCACTCCAATAATATTGGACGTAGTTCGGATTTGTTGGGTCTTTACCCTCCAGTCTTTCCACTTCTCTAACAGGAAGCGGGATCACGTTAGTAATACCCAGAGTATCATCCACATCTAAATATAAGAAATAATCCCCATACTTACACATACTTCTAGCCCATCCGAACAAGTTTGACTCAATGTTCAGAACCGTGTAAAGAAGAGTATGAATAATTTCTTTGATTTCTCGGTTATGACATTCAACATGTACCAAAGAGGTTAATTCAGAAGAAGTTGTTATTTCGTCTGCGTAAACATCAAGTGCAGATGCGATCTCTGGCATGTATTCCATCTGATCAAAGTCTGTATAGCGAAGCTGCTTGTCACGATTAAGAAAAACTTTGGCCTGTAGGCTAGAGAACGGGTTATGGTACTCTTCTTTCTTAAATTCTTTGCCGCTTGCGGTAGTAAATTTATATTTGGTAACTGTTCTAGCGGTTGTTCTAGTGACAGCCGGTTGATTGTAATCAACGAGAGGTCCGCTAAAAAGCCTAGTCAGCCTTTTGAACAAGCCAGCGTCTTGATTTCTTGGATTATTTTGATCGCCTTTGTGTTGGTTGCTATTATCAGCCATTTCTATCCCTTAATTATCCACGACAAATCATATGTTTTGCCGTCGTTTCCTTCAAAAGTGTTTTGTGGTTTTTTCCCTGGTCTGTATCCATGCATACCTTCTATCTTTGTGTCAAAAGTACTGTTGCTAACTGTTATACCACTTATCATTGCTTTTTTATATTCTATTTCCCTTTTATTTGCCGTCAGGGCTGTATCTCTTACCCAACAGCCAATACAAGACGCAATAACAAGATCATCGTTATAGCTCCGCATAGCTTGAGGCCGACCATTGTGCCAAACAAAAGTTTTCACTTCGTTGGCCAGCCTTTTAGAGTTAATAGTAATTAGTTTGTTTCTGACGAATTCCTCAAACTTAGCTATAACAAGTGGTCTAGTCTTCATAGACATAGTAAAGCCGGCGACGCCACCGATTGCTTCAGCAGTGGCTTGATCTACATATTCGTGGGTAGCACGCACGCTGTAATATAGATTATCATACCCAATCTCTTCTAGGCGGCTGAGTACGCCGATACCTAGTGAGTTATTCTCAATTACCAGCAAAGCATTATTATATTCAGAGGCCATGTTGCCAAGAAGAGGGGCGAACATATCTGGGGTTATTTTTCCTTGATACTCCGCAACCTGGTGCATCGTCCCTAAGTCTAATATTTGACAAACGCTGTAGTCAGACCCATCACCACGGGCAACATCTGCCACGGCTATATAATCTCGACCTTCTACTGGCTGTTGCCAAATCCAATAGTTTCTGTCAAAGCCAGTTTTGTGCTTGGGGTCAGAAACATTTTCTAATATTCTTTTTAAGTCATCGCCATGAACGACGGTTTCACCAGAGGCATTAAAGTTACACTCTAACTCTTGAGCGATTTCCCTCTTTGACATATTCCGAGTTTCTTTTTTGAACCAAGCCTCGTCACGTTCTGGATGCGCATGCCAGGGTAACTTAATTGGATGAAAATCGTTTTTTCCCTCTTCCGCCTCGATGTAGTTCTTATGAAACCAGTTGCCAACGCCGAACGGGGTGCTAAGAGCAATGCAAGCTCCGCCAGTTGATAGAGTAGGATAAAGTCCTGCCCACATTTCATCCAAGCCCTCAACGATAGCAGCCTCATCAACCACAAGTAGTGATAATGCTTCAGAACGACCAGCGTCGCCGGAAGTAGAGGAGGCTTTCACAACAGAGTCATTAGTTAGCTCAAACGAGTTTCTATTGTCAATGGAGATTGAAGCAATTCGCAGCCAAGCTGGCAAGTTTTTATAAATTGCTTTGGATTTTTTTACCAAGTTAGCGGCAGTATTTAATTTTGTGGCTACAACTAAAATGTTTTTATCTCTGTGAAACAACATCAACCAAGTGATGTAAGACGCTACAGTTGTTGAAATTCCTAGCTGGCGAGCTTTCAGAATAATATTGAAGCGATTTTTTGTAAAAGCCCTTAAAGCCTCTTCTTGGAACTCATACATATCAAAGGGTATGAGCCCGTGCAACGGGTGAGATATCCTTGCGTACTTGTTGGAAAAATAGACAGGATCCTTGCCGCAGCGAACGATCTCTGTCATCATTTCTTTTTTTGTGAGGCTCATTTAGGACTTAGGCGTGTCTGGGTTCTTAGAAGCCTTATCGTTAGCAGGACGCTTGTCCGAGAATAGATCCAAGAACTTCTTAATTCCGTCCTCAGTGCCTTCCTTTGAGGGCTGTTTTAGTGTCTCAACACTATCGGCACCACCGATCTTGTAACGTTTAGTAGCTTGGACCCAATTTCTAACTCTAGATGTGCTCTGAACCATGATGTCTGCATCAGCGATCTCCGACAAGGTCACGGCGGAATTGGTCACTTTCTTATATTCTTTCTTGAGATACTTTACAATGTCTCCAAACTTTCTCTCAATTTCATTTTCGAACTGGGCTCTGGGGTGGATCTCTTTCATCAAGACCTCGCTGTGATAGGTGACAATCAAATTGTCCGCAGCGAATTTGACTCGGAATCCGTCCATAATCCGACTATCAGTGATTGGATGACCTTCTTCTCTTTTCAGTCCAATTTTTTCATCCATATTGTCGTAGCCATCGTATGCATTTGCTGCGGCCTGATTTAAGCCCCTTACTATGTCCAAAATATTAGCCATTTTTTAACTCTCCTAAGAAATCTATAGATATAAGCTTTGTAATTTTGAAGAATTGTCTTTAAGAACGGTGGCTTGTATTCCCCATCTTGGGGTCGCCAGCCGCTTTTCCAACGATCCTCCCTAAACTCAACATACACAATGTAACACTGACCGCAACACTCAAACCTATTCATATATAGGTCGTCTTTAGATGAAAATGAATATGTTTTACAGACTGGGCAGTTTCTACTAGTTTGTTTAATATCGTTCTTTTTTTTAATTTCTACCCCGTCAACCATAAAAAGCTTTTTACGGTCTTGAAGAAGTTGTAACTTTCTTCTTCTCTCTTTTAGTTGATTTAGGTAATTTTTTTCTCTTTCAGGTTCCCAGGTAGACCTAAGATCTTGTACGGTCTGTTTGCCATATTTCTCTGAAATTGCCTTTTCAACAGCAGCGACGTAGTTTAAATCTCTTTTCATTATTTCTGATATACTGCGTGAACAATACCGATAGCCATGCCGGCCCCAATGGCAAGTCCAGTCATAAGCCCCACTGTTCCCCGATTACGAGCAAACCAAGAGTTGTCTCTTTTAAGCCGCACCTCTAGCTTGGTGATGTACGTTTTGTAAGTCTCTTGCATCTGGGTGCAGACCCTTTTATCTACTGAGCACTCGCCGAGTTGGGCGTTGGTGTCAATCTTCTTTTGAAGCATCTTACGAAAATCTTCCTCGCTAAGAAGGATTCCAACATAAGTGTCAGTGTCTTGCTCAATCACCGCTGGGCGGGGATCAAATTTAATGACCTCGCCCGCAGCGGCGCTGAGTGAAACGAGCAGTATAAGCGCAACTACTTTTTTCATGTTACTTCAGGAACTTTTTCAGTCCCTCAATGCGTTTTGCTGGACGTCTTTTTAAGAGCATTAGATATGGCAGTTTCGCTATCAACATCTTTGACACTCGTCACTCCCATAATCATACAGCCTGGTTGGCGCATAATACTATCGTAATCAGTAGCATCAAATGCTGTATACTCGGAGTCCTTATTCGCTAAGACGTTAAATACATGGAACAATCCCGCAACAGTGTTGTTGATGGTTGTCCAGAACTTCTTGACTGTGAGCTTGGGATAAAGCTTTTTAATCTTCTCGTTGTCCACCATAATGAGGGGGGCAATCTTTCCCTTCTCTGCGAGCCCGCAAAGTTGGGTAATCCGAGCGTGAGCATTTTTGGCGACGGTGGGAGAGGCTGATTCTCCTGCTGTGGGTAGGGACGCTACCACCCCGACACGCTGGTCGACATCCTCAATACCAATGTAGGTAAAGTACTTCTTTGCTACTTTGATGAGAGTGTTAACTGTCCCGCCGCCAGAGCCGCCAGAGACGCCGAGGCAAATCAAGATGCGGTCAACATTGGTTCCAAAAACTTCACGGAAGAGGTTAAATACTTCCTGCTCTTTACGCTCAATGGCTGCTTGAGCTTTGGCTTGGTCTTTGCCTGCACCTTGTTCACCGTGCTCGTCAACAAGAAACTTCTGTTCCTCGGGGATGTCCAGCCCGTTAAGATCTGAACGTGCCGTATTCACAGCAACGGTTTTGGTGTAGCCCATATCATAAAACGCTTTGGCCATACGACCTCCGCCTTGACCTGCGCCGACGATGGCATAAATAAGAGCGCCGCCGGACTTATCCTCAACAGCTTCTTCTTCTTCGTTTAGATCGGGATCGTAATCCTCGATGTCTAGTGTGGGAATCTCTACCATTTTTCCATTCTCCTCAAATGTCTAATTCTTCGTGAAGTCTAATCAGGGCTTTCAAGCGTTCTTCTCGGTCGTCTATTTTCTTTGTAGCTTCTAGATGTCCTTTAAAGATATTCTTAACTACCCCAATCTTATCTTTTTCTAGTCTACCACGCAACTCATTTTCCTTTAAGGCTGCTGTGGC